CTTTTCCAGTGCATCTCAATCATGATGTACTCGGCATTGTATAACCCTATAGTATGAACAGATATTATGATGGTCCACTAGCTACTCCCGGGACGTCTAACCCTCGTCCTCATATGTGGGAGAGACGTAAAAAGCAATTTGAAGTGGATCTGCCACTTGCGTGGTTTGAGTTGTTGGACAGTTTGCGATCTGAGTACTACGTGTTTCCCAATGGGCACGTAGGCAGGTACGAAAGCTTTGCCTCCATGGGCAACGGTTCGGTATTCCCGCTTCAGACACTCGTATTTGCTAGCGTGTGTCACACTGCTTACCGCGAATGTGGTATCAAGCCAGACTTTCGAGTCTACGGCGACGATATTATTGTTCGTCGAAGTGTTTTTGACCGCGTCATCTCTTTATTGAGGTTTCTCGGTTTCAAACCTAACCCCAAGAAGACCTTCTCAGAAGGCCCTTTTCGGGAGAGTTGTGGTGCGGACTTCCACAGTGGCGTGAACGTCCGTCCTGTTCACCTAGATCACGAGATTTCAAGTCTCGAGCAGATCTTTGGTTTCCATAATCAGTCACTCCGAAGGGGTGGTCTTCAGGAACTTTATTTTCGGGAGGTTAGGACAATGCTGCGAAGCAAAGTGCCAAAGCCTCTCCGTTTTGTTGTTCCCTATGACCCCTTACGACTTTTGCCGCAAGGTTTGAGCAAAGGGGTGGCTGAAACGTACGACTGCGCCTTTTGGGCGCCGATGGACGTAATTATGGGTTCGTCAACGTGTTTCTGGAATAGAGATACGTGGTCTTGGGGTTTTACAGCCCTGCAGGCCGATCCAACGGAAGATATCCTATTGGACGACGAACGAGAAACGAGCGCATATGCGTTCGCTTCCCTACAGGCGGCACTCTTGGGTTCATCATCCTCGAGTCCGTTTACACTTAGGTATGCCCGCCGTTTCAAAGTCGTACGCCTTAACAAGCGTGTGAACTGGGACGGAGCAAGTTTCTCTAAACTGCGTGTCGACACTCTCCCATGGGAAGTGAAGATTGCAGACTCGATAGCCAGGACCCTAATGGGCGATGACCTCGTGGATAGAGCACTCGGGAAGCAACCTGGGTAAAGCTGCAGCGGTAATTCCGCTGTTAACAAAATCCTTCTTATATGAGGGGG